TTATTTGATAAACTAAAAGAACATACTGATGATATTTATTTAGCAGGTGATGATGATCAAGCTATTTTTGCTTGGGCTGGTGCTGATGTAGATAGATTTATAAGTCAAAAATCTGATAAAGAAAAAGTTTTAAAGTATTCAAAAAGAATATCTAGATCAGTTCAGGAACAATCAGAAATACCTATTGAAAAAATAGAAGGATTAAGAAAACAAAAAGATTATTACCCAAGAGACTATGAAGGTGAATGTGAGTATATAAATAATCTAGATCACGTAGATTTAACAAAAGAAAGATGGGTTATATTAACTAGAACCATTAGTAGATTAGTTAGTATGAAAAAAGAATTAAGAGAAAGAAATTTATATTATCAGACAAAGAAAGAAAAATCTTTTAAAGTTAGGGTATACAATGCACATATTAATTATAACTCCTGGTGTAGAGGAAAGATATTAGATGAAAAAGAATGGAAAGATATTGAAGAATACATTGGAAAAAAAATGGAAGATTGGGAACCAGATTTAGATTGGTTTGATGCATTCAAAGAGGTTGAATATGAAGATAAGGAATACATTAAAGAGATGATGGAAAATGGAGAAGATTTAGATTTACCTGCTAGAATATTTATATCAACTATACATGCATTTAAAGGTGGTGAACAAGACAATGTAATACTTTGTTTAGACCAACCAAACAAAATTAAAAAAGCAGTTCGTAAGAGTAAAAACAAAAGTGATGAAGAACATAGAGTTTGGTACGTAGGAATCACACGTGCTAGAAATAATTTATATAAATTAAAAGCTAAGAAAAAAGTTAATGCATACAAATTATAGAATTACACAACAGTGTAAACAGAACGGGGTAGCGACATTTCCTATGGGGTGGGTGGCAGCATCTTGCTCTAGCGGGCGACGTTGGTTCGGTTCGCGGACCCCATTTGTTTTTAAGCCGTTAAACCAACTACTGCCACAAATAACTTAAAGGAGAAAAATATGAGTAATAAAGATATGTTTGATAAATCATTTCCACAAGATAAGCAGATAGGTGGGAGTCACTATAAAGACTTTCATATTCAACCCTATGAATTTATTTCTAAAAATGATCTCTCATTTTTTCAAGGGAACGTTGTGAAGTACGTTTGTAGATACTTGAATAAAAATGGAATACAAGATATAGAGAAGATAATTCATTACTGTGAATTAGAAATTAAAAAGATGAAAGATACAGGTAAGAAAAAATAATGTTGATGCCAACTACAGAATGGGTAGCACCTACGGAGTTTCCTGATTTAAGAAAAGCAGAAGAAATTGCAATTGATTTGGAGACAAGAGATCCAGAATTAAAGAAACTGGGTTCAGGGGCCATTAAAGGTAGTGGCGAAGTTGTAGGTATAGCTGTAGCTGTAGATGGTTATAAAGCATACTTTCCTATTGCACATGGTGAAGGTCCAAACATGGATCGTAAAAAAGTTTTAGATTGGTTTACAGACGTATGTGAATCACCTGCTACAAAAATATTTCACAATGCTATGTATGATGTGTGTTGGATTAAGAATTTAGGAATTAAAATTAATGGTTTAATTATAGATACAATGATTGCAGCATCTATTATTGATGAAAATAGATTTCAATATTCATTAAACTCTTTGTCTTGGGTTTATTTAAAACAAGGTAAGAATGAGTCTTTACTAACTAAAGCAGCTAAAGAAAGAGGTTTAGATCCTAAAGCAGAAATGTGGAAACTACCTGCAAGTGAAGTAGGTGGATACGCAGAAAAAGATGCTGAATTAACTTTATTATTATGGCATCACTTAAAAAAAATTATTATTGAAGATGATCTTCAAGATATATTTAATCTCGAGACTGATCTGTTTCCTTGTTTAGTTGATATGCGCCACCTAGGTGTTCGGGTAGATATCGAGAAAGCCAGTCAATTGAAAACAGTAATGGCAGTAAAAGAACAAAACCTATTACAACAAATAAAAATAGAAACAGGAATAGATACTCAAATATGGGCTGCAAGATCGATTGCAGAAGTTTTTGAAAAACTGAAGCTACCTTATAGCCGAACTGAAAAGACTGACTCTCCTTCATTTACTAAAAATTTTATTTCTACACATAGTCATCCTGTGGTTCGTATGATAGCAGAAGCTAGAAAAATAAACAAGGTTAGTACAACTTTTATAGATACTATTTTAAATCATTCACATTTAGGTAGGATACACGCAGACATTAATCAAATTAGATCTGATGATGGGGGAACAGTTACGGGAAGATTCTCATATGCAAATCCTAATTTACAACAGATTCCGGCGCGTGATCCAGATACAGGCCCATTAATTAGAAGTTTATTTATACCTGAAGAAGGTTGTAAGTGGGGTACATTTGACTACTCACAACAAGAACCACGTTTAGTTGCACACTATGCTTTAAGATTTGGTTTAGATTCAGCAACTCCAATATCAGAAGCATATCAAGAAGATCCTAAAACAGACTTTCATCAAATCGTAGCTGACATGGCAGAGATAGATAGAAAAGAAGCTAAGACAATTAACTTAGGTTTGTTTTATGGAATGGGTAAAGCAAAACTTCAGAACGAATTAAATGTTTCAAAAGATAAAGCAGATGAATTATTTAATACTTATCATGGTAGAGTTCCATTCGTAAAACAGCTAATGAATGAAGTTATGTCTGCGGCTCAATCAAAAGGACAAATAAAAACTTTACTAGGTAGACGTTGTAGATTTCCTAAGTATGAACCAATACTTAGAGGTTCTGATTGGGGACATTTTGTTCCTGCTCAAGATCATGACACTATGTTAGAATTAAAAGAAATGGGTCCATATATAAAAAATGAAGATGGAGAATTTATTAAAGACAAAGATGGTAATAAACAAAAAAACTATTGGCATAATAATTCATCACGTAGAGCTTTTACTTACAAAGCATTAAATAAATTAATCCAAGGTAGTGCAGCTGATATGACTAAAAGAGCTATGATTAATTTATATAAAGAAGGTTTAATAGGTCATATACAAATACATGATGAATTAGATTTCTCTATTGAATCAGAGAGTCAAGCTAAAAAAATAAAAGATATAATGGAAAATGCAGTTGACTTAAAGGTACCTAATAAAGTAGATTATGAATCTGGACCTAACTGGGGTGAAATAAAATAATGTACTATGTCTTATTTAAATGCTAATATACCGCCAATTTATTGTAAAATAAGGAAGGAATATCTTTATGATCTTAAGAAAAATAAAGGACAATTTAGTGAATGTGTTATCTTTGGTATTAGCTCTATCTCAGGTCGTGCACTCTTATTTAATATTATGTTACCCAACGGTGCGTGCTTTTGGAGATTACCTATCTCGGCTTTTTTTCAAAAAGAATATGAAAGAGATCAAGTGCCAGATATGCGATTGGATGAACTCCAATTGTGGAATAGTTTTAGTTACTATCCTAGTGTGCATTGTTTTGATTGGCTGGCTGGTATAAATGGTAAATATCTAGGAAAAGACAAAAAATTTTATCCAGGTCAATATCTTTTTACAGTTGACTGGGCTCATCCAGAGACTAATATACTAAATACGGAACATTCTGAAATTCCACAAGAACACAAGTGTGCACACATACTTGCATTAGAAAACGGTAATTATGCCGCTCAGCCAAATAACAGAATCATTTGGCATGTTAATAGTTATACTACAGATAATGATTGGCCCGACTATAGTGTACAAAATACATACTGGGACTGTGAAGGATCTGATTGGATAACAGAAGATTCTGATAAAATGTTTTATAATATTGAGGAGAAAAAATGATTTGTATAATTTGTGAACACGATTGTCATTGTAATGACATATGCCAAGCAGGTAATGGTTGTGGTTGCTCTACATGTGAACATCAAGAAGAAGTAGATGCATTAAAAAAAATTTGGAAAAGAATTTTAAACTGGTTTAAATAATGAACTTAGTGGATCTGTTAAAGAAAAATATAGTCATGGTTCCTGTAGTTGCGTCAGTTATTGTCGGAACTTTTACAGGTGTTAGGTATATTGTATCTTTAACAGAAACTATCAATCAAAATAAAGCAGCAATTGAGAAAATACAAAAAACAGATTTAAAAAATCAAATCGGATACATCGCTAGAATACAGGAAAATCAAAGTCATTTATTGTTAAATATTGAAACCAACAAAGGTAATACTATTGTTACAAACGATAAACTTAAAACAATGGAAGAAAAAATAAAACAAATGGAACAAGATTTTAAAAATTTTTTAATTATGCGTAGTAATTTAAGTGAAGATAATTAATATGGAGTGTGCTAATATGAACTATTATTTTACAGGAAGTATCATTATTGCATTTATTTTATTAACAATTTTAATAGCACCATTATGAAAATATCTGAAAACACATCAGTGAGTATGCCAATGAAAAATATGATTGGTATCGTTGTAGCTGTTGCTATGGGTGTCTTTGCGTATACAGAAGTAACTGCTAGGCTTACATCGTTAGAGACATCAAGAGAATTGTTTCAAGCAGACTTACTCAAGAAGTCAGAACAGTTACCAACAGACCAGGAACAATATATGTTAATAGAAGATTTATATAAGACAACAGAAAAACTTGAAATAACTCAAGAGCAAAATATGACTAACAAAGTTAATATAGAATTTTTAAAAGCACAATTAGAAAAAGCATTAAACGATGTTGAAGAACTAAAAGATAAGGTAAGACAAAATGGAAACGGTCATCAGTAGTGTAGTAGCTCTTTGTATGTTTGTAGCAGGAGAACTTACAGAGCATAGAATACAGCCTGCAATGAGTGATTGTCTTAAAGGAAAGAGGGTTGCAGAACGTGATGCAAGTGATAATATTGAATACAAATGCGGAAAAGTAAAAGCAGAACTAGAAGAAAATATAGATGGATCTAAAGCTATTAAAAAAATTGTAAATGAATCTTAGTCGAAATTTTTCCCTTCAAGAATTAACCAAATCAGATACAGCTATACGTAGGGGTATTGATAACGAACCTAACGCTGATCAAATAGATAAATTAAAAATGCTGTGTGAAAATATTTTACAGCCGGTACGAGATCAATTTGGTAGAGTTAAGGTGACGTCAGGATACCGTTCACCAGAACTTTGTATTGCAATTGGCAGCTCAATTAATTCGCAGCACTGCAAAGCTGAGGCGGTTGATTTTGAATGTCTTGGAGTTGACAATGCTGAAGTTGCTGATTGGATAAAACAAAACCTTGAGACGGATCAGCTGATTCTCGAGTATTACACACCTGGACAACCCAACAGCGGATGGATTCATGCAAGTTATGTACCATTTCATCCTAGACATCAATACATTAGAGCCTACAGAGAAGAGAAGAAAACTAAATACAAACCAATTATAGGAAAAGCAGTAGATTTGATATGAGTATAATAGATAAGAAAACGATAAAATTATTTCAAAAAATAGATACAGTACATGGTGTATGTGAAGAGTGTGAAGAAGAAACTATTTTAGTTGCGATTGTTTCAGAATTTTACAGATGTACTAATTGTGGTCATGATACTAAACAACATATCAATGGTAGAATTAGATATCTAAGATTAGATGCTTCTGATAAAAAATGGATTAAAGAAAATTATATTAAATAATGGCTAAAAAATTTAAATCATTTGAAACTAGAGATCAGCCTAAAAAAAGAGGACCTCGAAAACATAAAAAATCATTAAATAAAAACGAAAAAAGACAGAAGCGTACTAAGCGTTATAAAGGCCAAGGTAAAGGCTAAAAGAATCAGGCCTCAGGCTTCTGTTCATTGTCTGTCTTCTGCTTATTATCTGTTTTTTCACACATAAATTTAGGATATAATTCTAAAGACTCTACTTGATCTGCTGCAAATAAATCGCCATCAAATAATATACCATAAGACTCACCGAGTCCTTTTTGAACACAGGCATAATGTGTACCATAAAACCTTTTGTATTCATGTTTTTCAAATGGAACTTCAGCACATTGTTGCGACACAACTGAACATATATATAATGTTAAAAAAAACTTCATTGACTAACCCTTGTAATTAAATATAACTATCTTATATTATTATTTATAAAATACAAACGAAAGTAACATAAAAATGGATATAAGAAAATATAAATCTGTAGCACTGTCACATGATAGTTGCGACAAGTTAGACAGCATTAGGAAAATTATTGTTCCTGAAGTATCAGTGTCTAGAGCAAAAGCTTTAGATATATTAATAAATGAGAAAGCGAGAAAACTAAATGGTAAACTTAGAAAGACTGAAAACAGTTAATCTCTACGAAAAAAAAGATCCTGTTAGAGATTTATGGCGTAATGTTTTAATTGTAGGTATTGAAGATCTTATTAAAAAAAAGAAACTTCAATATCAATGGAATAGAAAAGCATATTGTTTAGAAGAAATGTGGTTTCACCATGAAGATTTTAAATTAATATGTGAGTTTGCTCAGTTAGAACATTCGATAGTTAAAAAGAAAGTATTTAAAGCAATAGAAAAACTAAAGGAGAAATATGAAAAAAGGGAAACGAGTATGCCCGCGATGTCAGGGGAATGGCTACATAAAGATAAAGAGATCAGTGGAAGATCAAAGAGATGGAATAGTTCAATGTCCAATGTGTAATAGTGAAGGAGCAATACCTATGGAACTAGATAAAGTAAAAGAACAAAATAAAATTCAAAGAATATTATATAAAAAATCTTCTTTATTAACTAGAGATTTAGTTAAAAGTCTTATTAGTAAAATTAGAATGCTTCAAAAACAAAAAGTATTCTTACAAAAGAAACTAAGAGAATCTACGAAAGATAATAATGCCTGCTAAAAAATATTCAGATTATCATTTTAGAAAATTACAATATGATTTTGTAAATATACCAAGAGAAGCTTCTGATAAGTTAAAAACTTTATCAAAAAATTTTAAGTACGGTAAAGAATTAAAACGAGGTAAAATTATTGAAGCTATGTCTTGGCAATATAATATAATTAAAAATACTAATCATGCTATTGTTTGGAGAGATGGAAAATTTGAAGTTATAGAAAATGAAATATAAACATTGTAAAAAACATAATATAAATTCTGAAAATAATAGTGAATTATTTGTTATAAA